GTCGTTCCATTTAGTGTAACCTGAGATACGCCTGTAGCCACCACGAATGTCCGGCTCAAAGTTCTGCAGTTCTAGTGCCATTCCCGGCTGCATGGCAAACGTAGACTGGTCAAGTACAAGCCCACCTTCACACGCAAACACATAAGGGCTAAGTCCAGATTCGTCAGCCATGTGTTAGCCCCCTGTTGGAAATACCGAAGTACCGTACCGTTGCGATTGTGGAATGTACGTAGAACGCACGTAGCTATAATTCCTGTTGATAAACAGACTTTGCATATGCTTGATGCCCTCTTCAAACCGGGCAAAGTTGATGCCGTACTGCTGTGCCTCACCGCGATACTGATAGCCGTAGGCAGTGGCACCATCTACGATTACTTGACGAAACTGTTCAGGAATAGTTGGTACGTCTGTTGCCGCAGACAAAGCTGTAGGCTTTACATATGCGTCGTATTTAAGAGTGTATGCTTTATCTGGATAAGGATAGAGACCGTAGTTGTTGTCCGGTGTGCGGAATACATACAACGGCACAGCACCTACATCAGCCGTACTCTCTTGGTCAATGTGCATATCGACATACTGGTTGTAGTCCATAATACGTAGCGTTGTTCCTGCTACACCAAGAGAATCATCTTTTGAAATGCGGAATGTCTCATAGTCCACATTGTAAATAGAGGCACCGATTGAGTAACGTGTGGTGCCAGCCACCAGCGTTTCGCTTTGTTCTTGGTTGCTAAATGACCACCCAAATTCACGCTGAAAAATATAATTGATGGCATCGTTTACTGCATTCTTACACTGCGTTTGAAACCCACGAGAAGCACCAAAGTTGGCTGACGTAAGCGCAACTTCGTTAAAACGTGCAAGCACTTCGTTGGTGATGTCAAGGTAAGTATATGCCATCGTAAATCCTTAAAGAAAGGAGAGGGCGGTTTTCAAGTCCGCCCCCTCACTTAGTTAGGCGAGTGTGTCGCGGTCTACTTCATCAGCAGTGCGAGGTGCGGTCATGTCTACAACGAGTGCGTAGACACGAGCCTTACCGGCAGTACCGGTGCCAGTGACAGTCGAAACAACGTCAATGGTGTCGGCAGCAGTCGTACCCTGCGGTACGGCAGCTTCTGTGATGATGTCACCCACGGAACCAGCTTGCAGGTTAATTGCTGTCACAATGTCAGCAGACCCGATTGACAGGTCAGCAGTGTGAGCAGACGAACCAGCACATGCTTCCGTGATGACTGCACCAGCAGCAAGTACCATGCAGTTAGCAGGAATGCTAACAGCAGTTACGGTGCCGCTTGCGGTAGGAAGGGTTACTTCGGCTTCGTATACACGAACGCCTTTAGCAACGGTTTGTGAAAGAGTAGCCATTGTCTAATCCTCCCTTATACCAAGTTGTATTTGGCGTTAACAAGTGCTTCAGGACGAAGAATCTTGCGGCCATACAGGTGCATACCACGAACGATGTCAGCAAAGCTGTCAGGGTCACGGTAGGTTTCAGTCTTATTAATCTGCTCTGCAGTAGCAACAGCAGAATCGTGACCGCCAACCATTACGCCGTAGTTAGAGGCGTTGGTGCCACCAGTGGTGGACGGACCAGTACCAATTACAGGCAGGTTGTTGGAAACGTAAACACGGAAACCGTGAAGGTTGTTCAGAACCAGACCGTTCTGCAGACCCGAACCACCAAAATCTGAATTGAACAGACGCGAGTCTTCGTCCATCAGAATTTCTTTGAATACGGGGTCGATAACGAGCCAACGGCCCTGAGTATCAACATTCTGCTGGTCCAGCTTACGGGCCATACGTGCAATAATCTGCAGTGCGTTGGCATTACCCGAACCCACAGTTGCAGACGTTGCGCCACCGGCACGTGCCTGAATACCAATCGACGAACCGGCAGAGCCGCCGAAGTCGTCTGCTTCCAGCTTCATGCTGTCAAGCAGTTCGTCGGAACCGGCAGTCGATACGGCTTTGGAACCGTTAACAGTAGTGTTAACAGTGTCTGCTGCGCCGTGAAGAGCAGACTGCTTGTAACCAGACAGATAACCAAGAACGTCTTGGTCAAACTGGTCAGCGAGGCGGTAAGCCGCACGGTCAGAGGCGAGGCTCTGGAAGTTAACGTGCGAATGTGCCTCTTCAATGTCATCAACCTTAAACGCAAAGTAGTTAGCTTTGTCGATGGTCAGGTTGAAGTCTTCGTCGTCAAGGTCTTGTGCAGTGATTTGTGTGCCACGTGCATAAGCCTGAACAGAGATTTCGGGTTCCTTGATAATCTTAACGGAATCACCCATCGTAGCAATCTCACCAAAGTAGTCGTTATTGGTGATTGCTTCACAAACAGCGGCCTTGCGGAAAGCAAGCTGCACCTGTTTGCTGTAAATGACGGGCGAAAAATTACCGTTAGGAAGATTACCATACCCGGCTGCGGTAGTGAAAGCCATGATGATTTCTCCTAGATTGGCATTTTAACAGATGCAAACTCACCAGACTAATCAGAGGCTAATTCGCTATGGGTGCGTATTCTAGTTAGGTGGCCGCCCAACTATTCAACGGGCCATGCTCGTCAGGTAATCCATAAGACTGAAGTGTTTGCGGACTTAGTGTAAGCAGGTAGCGAACCCACTTACACTATTGATGACTATAGTTATACGAAAAAATAACTAATTGTCAACACTTTTTTTATCTGGCTGAACCAGAAACATCATAGACAAACTTTCCAGAACGGATAGCTTCCATGATTTCGTCTGAACGCTTCTCGTATTCTTGAGGCGACATCTTCTGAACTTGCGACTCACGAAGATACGTAGATGCTTCATTCTCTTGTGGCTTGCTGCGACTGTTCTTTGTAGACACAGACTTTGCAGCATCCTTGTCTGACTTAGGCTTCTTAGCAGTAATGCCCATGTCAGCCTTGTACAAATCAATTGCTCGTGCGGCAGAACGTGCGTCATTATCGTTGTCGTACAGCGCATCCTGTACCCACTTAGGCTGGTCTTCTGCCCACTCGTGGAACTCATCACTGTCACGAATCTCATCAAAGTCAGGATGAATACGCATAAGTTCTGCTTCGGCTTTTTCTTTTGTAGCAGACACTTGCATTTCGTCAATTGCTTTAAGGCGTTCTTCCAGAGCAGATGACTGCTCACGTGCCTTCTTCATTGCAATTGTCTCAACGATAGCTGCTACGTCAGGATAATCTTTTGCCCACTGTTCAATGTCTTCATCGGACTTGGGCAGTTGCATTTCCTTCTTTGTAGCCTCAGAAAGCTGGCGTTTAAGTTCTGCAAGTTCTGTTTTGAACTCTTCTGCCTGTTTCTGTTGGTGCCTACGTAGGTCAGAGTAACGCTTCTTAAAAGTCTTTTCCTCTGCGTTTGTAGGCTCTTCTTCTTCTGGTTCAGCAGCTTCTTGTTCTACTTCACCTTTTTGTTCTTTGAGCATTTGCTCAAGTTCTTCTTCTTCCATCTTGCGTTTTTCTTCGTTAGTATATTTACGATTTGCAAACGCAACTTTCTTAGGTGACTGCATTTCTTCAGCCATGATTTCGGCGGTTTCTGCCATTTACTTTACTCCAAGTTGGGGCCAACCGTAGCCACGTCGGGTGGGGGATTAGGGTAGCCAACATATATGTGAACTATTTTTTAGAAGCTAGTCCACCTCGCTTCATCTTTTTGGCTTTGGGCTTTGGTTTAGCCGCCATGCCACCAGAAGCAAGGCCAATCTCGTCGCGAGTTTGATCAAAGGATTGGCGTCCTATATCACTAAAATAGGAACCCTCTCTACTTGCAGAAGGCTGACTTCCTCCGCTATCTTCTCTACCCGGCGTATAAACTGGACCCATATCGCCTTCGTCGGAAACTTGCGCAACTTGTTGTGCTTCGCGCCTTGCCGCAGCTTTTTCTCGTACTTCTTGATTGTGCTTTGCCAGTTCTCTGCGAATTTGTGCGCCGCGAATAAGATCGTCGTTGCTTTGTCTGCTTTCTTCTCTAGCTTGCTTTAGAACTTCTTTAGTGTCTGCTTTGGAGTCAAGACCATATGTTGCTGCAACTTCTTTGACATTTTCGTTGAAGTTATTTTTCAGACTACTTAAGAAATTGTTAGCCCTGTCTGACTTTGCTCCATGTTCTTTGATGATGTCTTTCAGATCATTGTATTGATCGCCGGTTACACTAAACTCGTCATCAAAACTTTTGAAATTAACAATTGTGCTTTTAGGCAACTTGCCTGTTACGGCTTGTGCGCCGATACCGATAGCACCCATGATTCCGGGCATAACACCGCTTTCAGTATCGTACGAAATACCATAAGACGTTGTGCCTACGCCAAGTCTTGCTCCCGTTTCGCCAAACTGACGAACTTCTTCTGCACGACGACGGGCATCCGCTTCGTCATCGCTAGGCGATACTACAGAGGCTGTCTCTACTTTTACGTCCTCTGGTTTAGATGTTTCAGGCTTAACATATTCTGAACTAGGTACGAATCCCGCAGGAATAGGAACAGTCGGCTGACCATTAATAAATGTAAAGACACGCTTCTCACCTGTTTCAGAGTTAGTATACTCACGTGTCTCTACGTTCTGCTCAGTAAACTGCTCGAACTGGGGCATCTGAGTAGGTACCTGCGTCGTGGGTACGGCAGCTTGTTGAGGGGGCACATACGCACCCGGCATCTGTGTAGTTTGATATTGAGGCATTGAAGCCGGAACGTAGCTGCCTACGCCCTGCTGCATTTGAGGAGGACGATAACCTGCAATACCAGTAAACTGCTGCTGCTGTTGTACACCCGGTACAAAACCGCCAACATTATACTCCAGATCATCTTCCATGTCAAGATCATTAATGTCAAACGGGAGATTATCTGGCATAGTAGCTTCGTCGCTATTGCCCATCTGTCCCATGTCTTCCATCATCTGAAGACCCATCTTAGCTTGTTGACGCATCTGCATCAGCTTCTCAAGGCCAATAAAACGAACTACATCTGCCGGAAATACAAACTCACCTTCACTAAGCTGTGCAGGAATATCGTCTCGTACTTCTTCTTGGGTAGAGCCGGGTGGCACATCATTGCCCGATATAGGATCAACAGTGCCGCCTTCGTCCATAAGACCGCCATCTTCAAATAGTTCCATTTGTTTAGCTACGCCGCCTTTTTCATAATAACGACGTAATTTTTTTAGACTATTTTCTCCTTCTGTAGACAGCGGTTTCATAAACCTTTCACCACGCTGCATATCCTCAATAGCACGTGACATAATACGTTTACGGAAAGCCTCTCGCTCTTCTTCCGTCATACTATTCAGAGCCTCAATCATGTCTTCGGTAATAGGATATGTTTGCATTTCAGATTCTGTAGTAGACATGCCGCCCTCGTTAAAATGTCTTAGTATAGGTATGTAAGGTTTAATCTTTTGAAATGTAGATTCTTCTTCTGGTACATCTACAATAGGCACTTCTGTATCGGTATCACGAATTTCGCCCGGTTGATTTAGGTATTGTGCCGCGTCACTCTCATCCGGTATAGATGGTACAAACTCGTTACGTTCCAGCGGGGCAAGTTCTGCAAAAGTTTTTTCCGCAGACTCCCTGCGACGATCAGAGTGCTGAATACCGGGAAGTTCAAATCTATCTGTGATAGCGTCTGAAATTTGCGCTGGGTTTGTATTAGTCTGTAAATACGCTTTTATAGTACCGGCATTTCGTCCGCCCATATTTTTTGCATATTTATAGTTAGGGTCTTGTGAATCCTCACCAGCCATAACCATGTCTAAAAAATAGTCTAACTGAGATTCTGCGCTGTCTTCTTTATTTTTGTCTTCTAGGTATTGTTTATACCACGTTTCGTGTCCCGCTTTATTGCGAGGGTCATCAAACTGGAACAGGCCATATC